TTAAGATTTCTGTTTGGCTTTTTGGCGTAAGACATACAAATATAAGCTTTCTACTTTTTCACGTGCCCATGGTGTGGTACGTAAGAATCGCAATGATGATTTAACACTTGGATCTATACAAAAACATCTAATTTCAATTTTACGACTTAAGCTCTCAAAGCCACCGTAGTAATCCAATAACTCATCCAAAATGTCAGCAAGTTTTTTGCCATGTAAAGGGTCATTGGAGGTGTTCATAATAGATCAACCATATTCGGGGAGTCCATCATTATAACCTGAACTAGTTGAAATAGGTCAGCATCACAAGGCTTATGCATCAAAGCCATGATTGCATAAGCCTTTTGAGGAGCGATCTGAATTCTGCATAACTTATATCATGTTAATTGGAATACTCAGCAACGTGAATTATGATCGTAGAGATTCAAGTTACTGAGCTGTAGCAACAATAGCGTTGTGTAGCCACAGCCTATGGTATCCTATTTAACATAATAGGTTCGTTATGCGACTTCCAAGCTAAGAGGAAAGGCTATTTAGCTTTTTACATTTTTGGTTCTTTTCTTTCACTTATTTCAATTTTTATATTGCAATCTTTATTTTTAAAATACTTATATACTACCCAACCAATCCAAATTGAAATTATTATTGATGCCCCATTTGCAAATCCACTCCAATATATTTGTCTACTAATTTCACAAGTCATTTCGTTTAGAAAATTTTTCATTTTTATTCCTTATTTTATCTTTCTTAAGTAGAAGAGCGATTAACTCGCTCTTTTTTATTTGAAAAAACAATTATTTTGGGATAATTAATTTCCCTGATTCTGTAATTTCTATTAAATCAATTCCTTGCTCTAAAACAATGTGCGCAAGCTCTGTATCTTTAACAGGTTCTAATCTTTTATTTATTAGAGTCTTGTTAATTTCTACAGCCTTGTTTCTCAACAATTCTTTTTCTTTGTTGCTTAATCTTAACATTTGCGCCATTTGCTTTTGATTCCGAACCATAAAATCCACCTAATTCTATATAAACTTGTATACATGCTTTACATGATACATGTAAATTTGTTATCTTTTGCTCAAATAGAAACATGTATACATGAATCATGACTACACTATCATTTCATACAAAACAAGAATTCATCCAGTGCGCTTTTGAAACTGTGGCGAAGATCGTATCTGACCAAGGGCAGATTGCTTTAGATGCAATGACACCTGCGATATCAACTCAAAGATGTTTAAGTCATTTAGCTTTTGTATGTCATGAGTGGTCATACGATCCGACCGTTATCGACACGTATGCAAATCTTTATAAAGAATCAAATTCAGAATTGATCGAAGCATTTGGGGAAGAGTGATGTCTAATTTTAATTATTATTCTTATGCCTTGGGTGTCGTTCTTGGTTTTATCTCTGGCTATTCATGTTGTTATTTTGGGGCTTAATAATGAAAACAATCCTCGAAAAAATCCACGCCTTTGATGATGCTCATTTAACACTTGATGAGTTATATCATCGTGAAAAAGACATTACATACGAAATTGAAGCTCACACGTCATTCGGTGAAATCTCATTAGAAGATTCAAACATTCTTAGAAACATGTTGCAGGGCATAGTTAAAAATAAGTTCTCTGCATTTGAAAATGCTTTGAATCAACCTAAGAAAAAAGATGACCAATCTATTGCGGATTTATTTGTACAAAAAATAACCTTTCCCTTGAAAAATACACGGGATATGTCTCTTGAACCCCCCTTTTATAATATGCGGGTAACGATGCCTATAATTTGATCTAAAAAAGGGGGTTCTATGCCTTTTATTTTAATAATTATTTTATTTGTTATATTTTTTTCTTTTCCAATTTATCAAGATGGTCAAGATGCAAATGAACAACTTTGTAAAGCAAAAAGTAGTTCATTGTTTATTGATTCAATTAAAGATTGTAGGTGATTTTAAATGGATTATTGGATTGGTATGATTACATTTTGTCTTGTATTAGGCTATTACGGTGTTAAAAATTTATATAGATCGGTTCGTGATAATGTTGAAGAATGATTGGCATAATATTACACAATGAACAATAAACACGTATGGAAAACCACGTTTTACAATCGAAACATTGGGGTATTACACAAATCAGATTATGTTTTTATGCGTGATTCACTGGAGAAGTACTTAGACCAGATCAGGGAACTGGACATAGACAATTACGATGAAATAGATCAACTTAAATTATTATTTATAAAATTAGATCATCACATAGATAGGTTAAGATAATTCCATACAAAAAGTAGGGTTGACCTGGAATAAAATTAAATAGCGCAGGATTTTGCATAACGAATATTATGTTACTTAGGATAGTCGTCAACGTGAATTAAAATTATTAGGATTCACGTTGACGATCTGTGGCAACAATAGCGTTGTGTAGCCACAGTCTTGGATATCTTATTTAACATAATATACATTATACGAAATGGTATAATTAAGGTTTTGATAAGATTGGTAAATTTTTTGATTTTTGCGGTTCTGTATAATTAATAATTAAAAAACCGATGACAAAAGCAATCAAAATTCCCCAGACATGAGCTCTCATTGACTCTTAACTTGATTAGGTTTAGGCACTGGCTTAACGCTGAAAATCTGCATTTGAGCGCCAAACTTAGTTTGTGACTCTACAAACTGGATTTCGACTTCTTGGGCGTTGTCTGCACATTCAACAAGAATCGCTTGGATCTGCTCGATTGGCATAACACCTGCTGTTGGAGTTAAGTTGTAACGCACTGGTGAAAATACTGTTGTAGACAGATAAACTTTTTCTACACCGTCTTTTTCAGCTTTATAAACAGATGGCAAAATTGTGCGTGTATTGAATTGAACTTGCATGGTTAAAGCCTCCTCAGGCAACTAAACCGAATTTATCGGCATACTTTGAAACTGGAATTTGATAATTTGGTGGTAACTGTTCTTCAAACTTAATTTCGACTAAACGTACAAAAGGAATTACGGCACCATTTGGATTTTTATGCAGGTTTTGAAGATGAGCTTTAGATAGCCCAACATCTAAAAGACCGTTTAAATTTCTATAAAATGTAGGTTCTGAATAGATTTTTTTTACTTCTTTAAAGCCCATTTGACGCATTAAGCTATAAAACTGAAATGCATTATTTGCCCTTGTATAGCTACGCTTTCCAGACTTGGTAATCGTGAATAATTTAGACTTCAATAAATCAAGTAATTCACCATCATTTGAGTAATTCATATTTTCACCCTTGAGCGTATCTAGGATTGGGTCAAACGCTACATGCCATAAATTTAGAAGTAACTCTGGTTCAGATTGCTGATGTGCTATTAACTGCCAAAGATTTGTCGGATAACCATTTTTAGATAAATAAGTCTTACAGATACGTGCTTCAAATCGCACAGTAGCATTTGAAAACTGCATAACATCATGCATAGCAACTACAAGAGATTTAGCTCTTGGACAGCCCTTGTCCGCTTGTTTTTGGACTTTATGTAGTTGGGCTTTTAACTCTTCAAACTTGCCATAGGCTTTAGGGCGGATATAACGTCCATCTTCGTTGCCCCACGTAATATAATTTGCATATTTAACTTGTTTAGCTTTACGATGACCCGCTGAAACATTAGCCAAATAATCAAGTACAGGTTGAACCATATTCTGATGAGGTAAACGTGTTAAATACGTTGTATCCAAATGTAATACTTCAATATTTTCAAAATCTAATATTCCACATAACTTAGGATATGAATCACTTAACATTCCTATCATTTCAGTTGCACCTAATTTGATGCATTCAAAACCATAAACGTTATGACCTTGTAAAAGTTTTAATGGAGAGGCTTTTATCTCTACATAAGGCATTGTATTCATTGTATTTGCAAAGAATTTCATAGCCATATCTGTATAAGAACTAGGAATAGATTCATAAGGATGATAAAGATCACCAGTAATCACCTGCCCCTCATCTGTTTTACTTACGTGCCTTGTAGCTGCTGGTAAATCATAATCAAGAAGATCACCATTAAAAAAATGATGGTTCTCAAAACTAGTAACGTAAGTTTGAAAAACAGGAATAGCTAAACGGAGATGGTCAAGCATATATAAAACCCCATTCACCCATAACCAACCCCAAAAGTAACTTTTTAACTTTGTTTAAAACATTTAACAAAATTTAATATTAACTTGTCAACCTTTTTAAAAGGTTAAGATGTACGAAATTAACTTGGTAACTTAGTTATGAGCAAAGTCTATAAATTAAGAACAGAAGAGGTCGAGGATGTTAAAGAGACCTTAATGAAGTTTGTTGTTGAAAAAAAATCTCTTATGAAAGAAACAGATGTGATACATGCATTGATCAAATATCATCTTAAAAATTTGAAAGCAGATGAAGTAATGAAATACAGATCTGAAGTACTAGGAAAAGATGATTAAAACTAAAAAAATGAGAGTCAGGCACACTATTAGATAGCAGTGTGCCCTCTCTCAAATCTGGTTCTGTTCTGCTCGGTCGGGCGGTCGAACGTCCCTCCTCCCTTCCTCTGTCGCAGACAGAACAGACCGAAGTCGCATAATGCAGATTGATGTTAAATGCACTGCATTTCTGCAAAAAAAAATGCCATTTTCTGGTTGGGAAAATGCCATTTTAATAGGTTGCAGTGCAAGTAACATAATCTTGATATATTATACGAAATGGTATAATTAAGACTTTGAATCTACAGTCTTTTTAATATGAATGTCTTTTAAGATCGGCTTTGGCGGTGTCTTAGTAAAGTCGAATTCAAACTCTAATTCAGCTTCACATGGAAATGTTTCTTTGTTGAATCTGTAGAAATTGCCTGAACCTTTTAATTTAAAAATCTGTTCCATAGAGCCAATGGCATCCATGTTTGATGAATCAAATGGCTTTGACGTGTATATGTTCAAATTGTCATATGGTTGTGGTACGCCTTTATTCATTCCGTTCTCAGGTGTGAATTCGCCCTTTGACATTTTTAAGCCTGTGATAATCACTGGTTGACGTTGAGACATTTTTTAGCTCCTAGGCTACGTGATAATTAAATTGCGACCGTGGTTCTTCGTACCATTCCGGCAATTGTTGGTTGAAATCAATTTCAATGAGCTTCACAAATGGAATAATGTTTGATGACTTTTCATCGTGAAGATTTTGCAAATAAGCTTTTGAGAATCCGCATAAACATAAATCAGCAACCAATCTATGAAATGCTGTTTTCGAATATGTTGTTTTAAGTTCTGCAATGCCTTTTTCTCTGATTAAACAATACATTGCGAACAAGTTACGTACTTTCGTAGGTGAAGCTTTGCCCGATTTGGTCATTACTACTTCTGACCGTTCGATAGCTTCAAGTACACTTTTATCGTCAGTTAGTTTCATAGTTTGACCTCTTAGAGCTTCAAATATGCTGTATGTGGCTTTTGTCCAAAGTGTTTGAAGTAAATTAGGATTTTGCTTTTGAAAGCGAATTAACTCGAATAAATTTGTAGGTATACCATTACGTTCTAACCAACGTTTTTTTAATCGTGATTCGAAACGCAATAAACCGATTGTCCAATCTATAAGTTTCTGATTTGACATGATTTCTATGACACGGATTGCTGATTTATCCATCTTTAAAGCTTCTTTTTTTAATTCAGCAAATTGAGACATAAATTCGTCATGTTTCAGATAACATTTGTGCTGTACTAAACGTGAAGTTTCACCGCCCCAATATCTTGATGTGTCATAAGCCTTTTTACTAATTCGTGTTTGACCGTTGCTAACATTACCAAGGTATTCAAGGACTTTTTTAGCTGTAGTCTGATCTTTAACACGTGCTGAATACGTCACATCAATATGAGATACCCAAGCTTTAGACCAATCCAACATACGAGCTAAAAGCGGATAAGCTTCGGTTAAGAAGCCGATCATTTCCATTGCGCCTTGTTCTATGTTGTCAGAGCCAAATACGTTGTGACCTTGTAATAACTTTGCAGGACTGGCTTTGATTTGAACGTATGGTTCGTATGCTGAATCAAAGAAGACTTTCATCGCCATAACTGTGTAATGTGTTGGAACACGTTCATAAGGATGGAATAAAGCAGAGTTATGCACTTCCCCTTTCTCATCTCTATATACAGATCGTGAAGCAAGCGGAATATCTAAACTATGTGGATCCACATCTATAAAGAAATAACGTCCTTCAGCATCTACTGAGTAGAAGCTTGATTCAAACGGAGCGTTAATACAGAGATGATCTAGCATAGTTAAAAACGATATATCGTTTAATTAGTACATTAGTTCGTTTTATAAACCAACTTTCCGTTTAAATCAACAAAATAATTCAATATTTCGTTTCAAATGCGTCTAAAGTTATAAATACCAAGGTATTTAAAACGGAATAATGGTTCAAATGAGCGTATCAGCTAATATCAGACGTCTAATGAAGGAGTTAAACCTAAATCAAAAAGAATTAGCTAAACTAGCCTCATTACCAGCAAGTACAGTAAGTAGCGCCTTGAAAGAAGACAGCGACCCAAGAGCATCTACAATTAAAAATATAGTAATTGCGCTTGGTGTAAGCTCAGATATGCTGTTGTTCGATGATGAAGAACTTGGAATAAATGGCGATTTAAAAATACTTTTTAGAGAGGTTGAAAGATTCGAAGGTAAAGAAAGAGAACAATTGAAAGATATGTTAAAAATGATGATTGTACACAACAAAAGCAAAGAGCTGATGCGTAACTAA